CACCAATACGAAATCCATCAGTAAGGAACGAACCAGCATCCCTGGTAAATGTCCCAGTCGTTGCACCGGTGCTGGCCGCTGTGACCGTGGAAAGGGCACCTGTAGTGGACTCAGTAACCCACGCCTGCATAAGTGCGCCAGAGAGAAAATCTTTCCACGTTTTCGGGCTAAGTTCACCGCTGATAGGTCCAGCGACCTTATGGTGCCCATGCCGATAGTCATTGATCTGATAATCCGGACGGATCTCACTCGATTTATAGGTATCTTTGGTCAGATTAATACCCGAGGTAACGCGCCGAACAAGTTGGCTTGTTCCACCGGCAGTTGCCGGAGTACCAAAGGTCGTCTCTTTCGCGTAGCGGACCTGTTTGCCTACGCCGGTTGCAATAGTAGTCATTCAGCAGTTCCTTTTTGCTACGGGAATACCATGTATCCACTGCTTCTCGGTAAGCGATGGTGTTGGTGTACCGCCTTGCAATGTTATAACAAGACCATTGGTAGTTGTCAATGTCTTTACGCTATCGAAGTAGGACAGCACCACATCAAGTGCTGTCCAGTTAGGCAGCTCGCCCGCCCCGAGCTGCGTATAGCAATCAACCTGGAAGTTACCAGTCCAATGGAAGCACCCATTTAGTCCTCCGCCGACGCGTATACGACTGACGGCAACGATCTTCGCTGCCCACCACGGAGTTAGTGGGGAGGGGGCATACGACTTATTCGGCCACGCCGTATTAGCCTCATCGTAGAAGGGTCCGGACATAAAGGCGGACTGAAATGCCTGCCCTACCTCTGCGATTGAAATCCTCATTTGGAAAGCCCCGCCATAACCTGCGCAACGATGGACGGATACTCCGCAACCGTTTGTGCAACGAAGCCGCGCGGCTCTTGGTGGTAACTTCGGCCCAAGGAGTCCGTGCCCACGAAGCCGTATTCCAGGCGACGGCCATAGGTGACGGGATTGACAATCGACACGGTATCGCCCGCTACCGCCATTGCAATGGCCGCGCCGGGGGTATTACCCGTATCGCCTAGCGTAACCGTTGCCCCATTGACAGCGTCGATCCAACAAGACCGGAAGTATCCGGTGTCAACCGGGCTAAGCTCCTTTACGCGCGTCATTAGCGCCATGCAGACACCACGTAGCAGCGCCGTATTATCGGCTGCCGTCTTATCTGCCCAAGCCTGTACTTGGAGGGAAAAGTCGGCCATTACTGCACGTTCAACCCAAAGCAAACCGTGCGATCGGCGGCCTGCAAGGGAAACGACTGAACAACACGGTATTCGGTAGCCCCCTCGATGACTAAGTCCTCTGTATTCGGAACGGGGATTGCATTGCCAAACCTGTCAATCGGCAGCAGCGTGATACGGCGGCTGACATTCTGCGTGATAGTGCCATCGAACACTTGCACGGTGATGCGCTTGGAAATGCCGTAGACGGTGTAATCGACGTATGTGTTGGTGGGGTTGGGTCCGGTTCCTGGCGTTATGCGACGATAGGTAAACGTCCGCTTTAGCGTGGAAATCATCTGCGCCACTTGATAGACAGATTGATCCGCGAGCAATGTCATAGCGGGTACATCCAAGGCACATTCTGGATGGGCACGACGTTTGGGTTGTCTTCAATGCCCAGGACAAAGTTTGGCGTAACCCTGTCGTTGTTCTGTTGCTGTTGCAGCTTATCCGCCACGCTGATACCGCCCGCATAGGGGACTGCTCCGCCGACCTGGAGCGCCTGACCTTCAAGCATCGCGGCGAGGTTCTCAAATTGCTTTTGGAGATTGCTGAGGTGAATGCTCGTCCCATCGGAGCTTGTCGTTGCAAGCCTCGCGAACCGAGCTGAAACCGTGCGGGCACATGCCGACGCGATGGTATAGTTGTTCGTACTACTCCCCATAAACAGTTGAATTTCCCCATCTTGCAGAAGGGGGTCATTGGCGTCGGTATCGCCATACAGAAGGCGGATAGCGTCCATCGGCACGTTCGCGGGATCGCCCGTATAGGTGAATGGCATAGCTTTCCCTTCTCTTAGACTACCCTGTATGATGCCATAAAAGGGCGTAGACGGCGAGCACAATATCAGACGCTAATGGCCCCGGTTGTTTCCAGCCGGGGCCATCGTGCAATGGGCATCTTATGGTGGCGGTTAGGTTGCCGAACCAAAGAAGTAGCCCAGGTCGGCCGAAACGAGCTTCGGAGCGAAGCTCATCTCGATTTCCACGCGGTCCGAAGCCAAATGCTCCATTCGGAACATCTTGATACGGTTGCCATCAGCACCGGCACCCAGATAACCCGTCCATGAGAACGTGTAGCCCGCAGTTGGGGTCATGAGACCAGGGGTCGGAGTGGCATAGCACAGCAGCGCGTTGTTGCCGCCGATGAAGGAGTGGACATTGGCCGCACCCTCATGCGCCGTGTTCTCGATGGCGTTCATCACCACTAGCTCACCAACCTCGAACAGGTTAGCAAGGATGGCCTTGTTGACCACCGCCGGGGTGTTGGCCGATCCGCCGGTCTGGCCGTACTTGACGCGGTCGATGATCGACGGGGCGTCAAGAAGGGCATCATAGACCTGACGTCCCAGAACGAGCTTGTTCGGCTCGAAGCCTGTCGACTGGAGAATGGTACGCTTGGCCGTGCGGATATCCTGGATGGGGGTTGCCGTGGCACCGCTCCACTTCAGGAACTGCGGGCCGCTGGTGATCGTCGACACGCCAACGTAGTCGTTAGTCCAAATGCTTCCTGTGAAGAAGCTGCTGGTCCAAAGCTTCTCACGGCGGATCAGCGCCTTAGTCGTAACGAAGACGGTCGCCTCGCGGTCCAGGTTCAACGGGTTGTCCGCATTGGCACGCAGGGGATCGGCGATGTCGCGGTGATAGGCGTAGGTCTCGCAGTAATAGGTCGGGGTGTTGTCGACCGTATAGCCGCCGCCAGCCGACTCGGTGCCGGGCGCGCGAACCTGCATTTCATCCCGATTGAAGTTGCCGCGATCATAGGTGTAGTACCGATCGGACTGCTTCGGGACGGGAATATTGGGGAACACGTTGGTCGCGACAAAGTTGGTCGCATCCTGGATAAACGCAACGCTGACGTTCGTCAGCGGTTGATTGACGTGGACGTCAGAAAGAGTCGGACTCGGCATCGAAGTCTCCTATTGCCCAGGGGCCACATACTTCAGGGAGCACTATGCCCCCTGAGCAAGAATAACGTTACAGCGTCCGGCGCTTCCACCGTACCAGCAGCTTCGCCCCAGAACTCGAGGTGCCGCCAGTGTTGTTGATGGTATTGGTTGCCGTGATCGTGAACTGCGAGGTCAGATCGGTGATATCCGTAACTGCCGTGCCCGCGCCGACGAAGTACAGGACTTCCTGTAACTGATCGGTGGTAGCAATGCCTGTTACAGTGACGTTACCCGCCGCCGCACCGGCGACCAGCAGGTGGTAGTCGGAACCGCCAACCGCACCGGCGTCGGCCGGGAGCAGCAGCACGGAAATCAGATCGCCCGCAACGCCGGAGGTCAGCGCCTGCCCAAGCTGGGAGCCGCTGGCCGCCGTCGAAGCAATGGCCGCACCGTTGGCATCAGACGACACGCGGTTGCCCGCCGTGATCGTGCCGCCCGCGTAAATCTTGCTGACGCCGCCAACAGCAACGTTGCCCCCATGGCCGGCGACGTTGGGCTTGTCCTGCAACACGCCAGTAGCGGCGGAACCCGCAACGGCAGTGGCAATCTGGCCACTGCCGTTCAGCATGACGAAAAGGTATTGCTTGGTCGACAAATCACCCGAAGCGGGCAACGTCAGAGATCGAAGAATTGCTTCAAATGCCATAACGGCGTACTCCCCTTACAGGCGTTTGGTAACGCGGGTTTCCGCGTACAGGTTGGGGTTCTGATCCAGGGCCATGCCGTAGGCTTTGGCGTAAGAGATCATCGGGTTCTTGGCGATGATTTCCGCCGCCTTGGCCTTGAGAACCGACTCGGCATCGGTTCCGTTCGGGTCGCTCTGGGACGAACCGATCTCAGAGAACAGGCCACCCTTGCGGATTTGTTCGGCCTTGGCTTTCAGAACCGTTTCCACGCGAGCGACCAGTTCGGGGTTCGCCTTGTGAATGTCCAGCAGCAGGGC